TCAATGTTATCAATGAACGCAGCTTCATCTATTACTAATAGCGATACAGCTTCAGAACGTGCTGAATCTGTTGCTGCTGACACTGCTTTAATTTGAGATCCGTTTTTTAGTCGTAAACTAAGACGGTTGTGTTCCATTACTGGAAGTTTCATCCAACTTGGTAAGTTGTCATAAGCAAACCTTACCTTAGTTACCATGTTTTTTGCTGTGGCTTGAGTAGTTGCTAGTACGAGAATGTTCTTATCTTGCTCAAAAAGCATCATCCACAAAGCAAAAGCCGAAGTTAGCGTAGAGATACCAAGCTGTCTTGACTTATTAATAATACAATAATCGAATCTTTGAATTAATTTTAATGATTTTTCCTGAAAAGGAAACAGATTAAAGGTCATTCTACCTTTAGTGGGGTGCTGAATCGTGTAGTACTTCTTCATAAAGTATGCTGGATCCTGCTTACATTTTATTAACTCTTGCTTTATTGCATCGCTAATACTTAGTTGTGATGGCATTTTGCTGTTTTTATAACTAATTAAGCCATTTCTTGCTCACTATCCGAGTCCACTGTTACGTTCATGGCTTTGTCTATATCGGCTCTTAGTTTTTTAATTTGATTTGGTATATTACCAATCGATTGTTTGTATTGATCTAGACTTAGTATATTGCTTTTTAATTGCATTAATAGCATATCCTTCTGTGCTTCTAAAGACTTAAGTTGTGCTTGTTTTTTATGAATACCACTAAGCTCTGGTTCAGCTTGGCCTATATCTTTCTTAGTTGGTTCTTTTTCGTAATCTGTTGAGTCATCGGGCTCTGGTTTATTCCAACTATCTTCAGGCTCTTCTTCGTCCCCCTCTTCCTCCTCGTCATTTGTGCGTAAAACTAATCCAGTATTATCCTCTTCTCTCATTTGAGATTGCCCTGTTAATTTATTCTCAGATAGAAATTTTTGTATATTAAATTCCATATTTAATGTTTATTAATAAATAGTTAGCATTAGAATTCAAGATTCATAGGTTCCCCTGTAAATACGGCTTTGTGCTGGGATATTAACTCCTGCCACCTATTTTTTGAATACTTAATACCGTATATAAAATATTCAGAGGCCTTTTTTGATCCTTCAGGATGAATAATTGCAGGACCGTCCATGCAGTGCATTTTAGGAATAGCTCCGTCTTCTTCAAAATAACTAATTGTTTTACCACAGGTAGTTTTAATAACTTTGGTAGCTGTATGTGTTTTCATCTTACTTGGTTTACTTTAACTATACGTACTTTATTTCAGACTAGCAACAAAAAATCCAATCTTACGGGATTGGACTTAGAACTATAATGCTGAGACTATAGCGGGGCTCGTATCGCATTGGTCTAAGAATGCTTAACGGTTGTGTTCCTAAAGGTAGCACACTTATGTAAATTTCTCTTTTAATCTTTCAAAATTCTTAACTAACCAATCATAAAAAGCTTGAAAATGATTTGGATCTCCCATTTCTACTGTTTTCTCTCTATTCCATAAATTCTCAATTCGTTCATGATTACGTTCAATATCAAGTTGATTTAGTAAGTTATTTACTTTCCCGTTTAATGTATCCGGGTCGTTAAAATCAATTGGTCTCTGTGACACAGTTCCTAGCTTGTGTTTTATATCTTCTCCACTATCCTTAAATTCGCCTTGAGCATCTACACTCATATATTCGTTTAAGATACCAGCTAACTGCTGCATTCTTTTAATTTCGTTGAGTTGTTTCATTTTAATCGAGTTTTTTCAAAGTATAGGCGTTATCCATGGGATTGTATAATAAACTTAAACCAATTTGTTTGAATTCATCTCTGTATCTATCCCATGAATCTGGATTTTCATCAAACAGATCATATTGTGTTGACCCTCTTCTAAAAGTACACCCTTGTGATATACAGTGTTCGTAATCTTTTTTTAATACATCTAGATCCGTTGTTTCTTCTTTTAAAACTCCAGCCAATTGCTGCATTCTTTTGATTTCGTTAATTTGTTTCATCTTTATTTTTTAAGATTCTGTTTGTCCAGCCTCTTGTTCGGCTGGTGTGTTTGTTGCCGGTGCTGCTTCCGGTGCACTTGCTGCGCTAGCTCCACCCTCTTCTCCGTCTGCTGCTTGCTCTTCTCCTTCAGGACCTTTTGTTTCAATTGGATTACCTAAAGCTAGTATTCTTGATATTGCATTCATACATCTTTCTCTTTCACCTACAGTTTGTAAGTAGAATTTCTTACCAGCTACTGTAGCTTCATAGGCTTTACCTAAGAAAGTTAACATAAAATCTTGATCGTTATGCAAAACAATTTTAAAAGTTGTTGGCTTTGGAGATATTATATAAACACCAGTAAGATAATCTTTATAGGCTGGACTCATTAACATTGTTAACGTCTTCTCTAAAGTTGGATACTTTTGTAATATAAAGTTGATTGGATCATCTTCGAAAGATTGAACATTAGGCTCCATCCTCTCAACTTCGTTAAGTATTAACCTTCTTATAATATCTCTGTTTGTCATGTTATGCTAGTAGTTTATAATACTCGTTAAAGTGTTTAATGCGGTCTGGTAAACCTATTGTACCGCCATTAACCCTTTTAGTTACCTTCGTTACCACTACATCAGTAGCTCCTTCGTCAGCTATTTTTTGTAATCCGTTTTTATGAAAAAACCAAGCTGCAGAAGCTAAAGGATATTTAGTTGCTACTAAGTCTGGATTCTCTAAAATATTTTCATCTACAGTTTTATCGAATGCACTGTAGTTATCTTTTCCTGTTAATTGAATATAACCACGTCCTCTAAATTTCCAACCATCTCCTGATGCCTTGTCTCCGTTACCCATCCTGCTAGCATAAACTAAATTAGCAATCTTTTCAGGCTTGCGTTCATATAAAGCAGCTGTATCAGGAGTAAAGTATTTTTTAAAGGTACCTAATAATCCCTTAGCTCCGTAATTTAAATTCTCATTCAATGCTTTAAAACCACCCGACTCATGTCCTGCTTGAGCAAGAAAGTGAGCTAATCTAAGTGGAGTATTAATTTCAAACTTTGTTTGGATATCTGGAATCTGATCAATTACAGTATCTGGAATGTGCCCCTTAAGCTTCGTCAAATCCATATTACTTCTACTTTTGTTAATTCGTTTTTAAATAATTTGAAAACACTTTTATTGGGTCTTTCCCATTTGCTATTTTCTGTAATTGCTCTTTATCTTTCATAAAAGCTAACAATTGCTTGCTATACTGTTTTGTTGGATATTCAACTGTAAGTGCATTAATTATTTCTTTATGTTTAGTTAAACCCTTTCCTTCGTACATTGCATAGCCTGGTGTTGGTTCTTGGCTAGCACCCATTTGCGCTGCTTCGCCACCTAAATATTCCGCTACAGAATGCATATAATCAGCTGCTAAAGTAATATAAGCCGACACCCATCCTGGTAAATTATCTTGATCTTGTACTAAATTATCTACTTTAGAAGCGTTTGATACTAAATCGCGTAATTCGTTCTTGGCCATTGAAGCTTCGTGGTCATGTCCACCATTCCAATCTCTTTGACAATCACCACATTCTTTCAATAAATCTTTTAGCTTTATCATATTATTTATGCTTTATAAGTAATTCACCTAAAACTTCTATCTTGCCAACTAATCTTTGAAATGCTATTTGTTCAATATTCATATTACCTTTGGTTGCTGTATACAATTCTTTTACTAAATCTTTATATTCAGCTTGAGCTTTTTTCAAATCGAGTTTACCTTCTGCTGCTTTTTTATAGTACGGTAATTTAACAGCATAATGATGGTATGTTAACATAGAAAGACCGCCTTTTTCTTTAGAGCTTTTCGTTATTTTCTCAGCGCCTTTTTCTCTAGTTCCAGCAAAGTCTTCAAAGACATCTTCAGATACTTTCTTTTCTTCGTTAAGTAGGTCTCTTAGTTTAATCATTTTACCAAGTTTTTTTAATTCTGAACGCCGTTCTGCAATAAGTCAGTAATTGCATGCGCAAACTCATTTTTTAAGTACTTTGCTGCCACTTTAGGAACTTGACCGGTAGCTGTAATTGCTTCCCACGCTTCATCAATTGCAAAATTAAAATCGGATAGTATATGTAGCATAGTCTCTTGTTCCGATGTTTCTTTAAGTACTCCGGCTAATTGTTGCATTTTCCTTACTTCGTTAATTTGCTTTCTCATTTTATTATATTGTTTTTTAGTTTAATCATTTTAACAATGGTAGTTTAAATATCTTTGTAATGCTTTTGCATAATGGGTTCCTTTATTCTTTAGTTTAGCTTTTGCAGATCTTACTCTTGTGCAGGAAAGCTTACCTAATCTATTTTTTAAAATACCTGGCTTAACTGGATCATCAAATCCTTCTTTAACTTCCTTTAATATGTCAATTAATTTTACCATGCTTTACAACTCCAATATCTTGGAGAGGTTCTATCCTTTGCAGTATCGCAGTGGTGTCTAGCTCTAAACGACTTTCTACGTGCTGGGATGTTCTTTTTTATTTTTAAATTAGGATCACCAAAGTTAACTTTTATTACGTTTCCTTTAGCATTCTTCACATATACTGATCTTTTTTTAGGTCCGCCTGGTGTTAAGAAAGGTTTGCCTAGTGTTACTTTACGACCTTGATATTCCGCCTCCTCTAATTTATCTGCGTATTCTAGTAAATATTCTTTTAAGCAAGTTGGACAATAGCTATCGGCCTCATCCATTGCATTTATCTTTTTCGCCGATGCTACTACTTTTTTATGTGCCTCTGAACCTTTACGAGATGATTTTCGTCCGCTAGCTTTCTTAGCTGCCATGTTTGCCCATAAGCCTTTTAAGACTTCATTAAGATCAGCTCTTAATTGTTGGAACTCCTTGGGTCCATCATCCTCCATTGTATGCATATTAGTGCAAGAATTTAAGTTTATACTTAGTAGATTCTATTAATTTAACAACTGTATCTACTTCATTTTGAATATATGAATCTTGTGGAATCTTAACTCTAATAGCTTCTACGTATTTTGATAATGCTTCGAAATAATTTACTGCTTGGTCAT